GGTGGAATTCAGATTAACATCAACAACTTCGCAGGCGCAGACATTCAGACAAGCACATCGTCAGATGGTAAAATCATTGAAATTGCCGTGAAGAAATCACTTGAAGCGGTTGGCGCTAGTTTCAGTTCAAATACTGGTGCGCCGTGGGACGGATTGAAAGCAGGTTCAAACACACAGAGCAAACTATAATGACAGCAATAGCATACCCTACCGGACTACCGACGTTCCTATCTGCGAGTAAGTCGCGCAGCCAGCCCGCTAGCTTTACCGAGTCAAACCCTCGGCGCGGGCCAGCATACGCGCAAAAGATCGGGACTGACGTTCCGGTTTTATGGGACGTGACGTTTAGATTTAATCAAGGCGATGCGCAACGGTTTCAGCTTTGGGTGCGTCTTGAAAAATACTTAGACGGCGGTATTAACGAATTTATCCTACCGATTCAAACCGAGTTTGGGATGGTGGATCACGTTTGCCGATTCTTGTCTGATAAATTCTTGGACACCAAGCAGGAATCTAGCATTGTATTCACGTACACAGCGACCATTCTTGCTCGATCTTTGAAGATTCCGCAGGAGTTTATCGACATATCCGACATCATTGTTGAGTTGCCAAACTATCAGGAATTCGCGCCTTATTTAGACATTGCCGTAAATCAAGAGTGGCCTAAAAATGGATAAGCGAGAGTTTTGGTCAACAAAGAGCGTCAATCCTGAATTCTTCACGGTGACGTTTTATCATTCTGCGTTTGGGTATTATCGCCTGGTTGACGCTAAGTTTTCAGATGTAACGCTTGGCGGTAATTTATTCAAAGCTTGCGCGATGAAGATCAACCCGCCGGAAATAGGGAAAGACCCTGTTAGCTCTTTCTCCGTATCGTTTCCGCGCATCGTCGTTGGGCGTGAGTTCAAGCAAGCAATGAATAAAATATCATTAGCTGGCAGCTTCGAGCCGATAAAAGCAACATACACGCATTGGATAGGAACTACGCTCAGTGACGTTGCCTTCTCGATTGATCTCTACGTATCGGACAAAGGCGGCATTTCATTCAATGGCGACTCTGTGACGGTAAAAGCCACTGATGACAACCCGATGCGGCTTGATGTCTCTGCCATCTTTACAATCGAGGATTTCTCAGGACTTGAAATGACATGACGCAAGACGAATTCATTAATAAAGTCATTGGTGTGCCGTGGGTTAGGTTCGCGCATTCGTTCGAGTCAATGGATTGCTACGGCCTAGTGATGCTCTACTACCAACATGTTCTTAATGTGGATATTGGAGAAATGCCGATTCGTGACATCAAAGAAGGCGCGTTCGAGTCGTCGCCATTGTGGAAAAAGTCGCAAGCTGCTGCAGGTGGCTTGGTATTTACCGCTTACCGTGGCGATGTGCCGCATCATTGCGGTATCGCGCTGAACGACGAATACGTACTTCACGCAGCAGGCAATAGCCAAGCCTATGGGTCTGTTAAAATAGACCGAATCGCAGCACTTAAACGCTTATACGGAAAAATAGAATTCTATGCTTACTGTCCTGAATGACCCGCTTCACGCAACAGGGGGCGAGCTTTTCGAGCTTGATTGCAGCTTAACGATTCAAGAAAATATCCAGCTTCGCTTGCAGGCTGGTGCTGATTACATGTTGTGGATCAATGGCGACAAGATCGATGCGCCTGAGCTTTGCGACACTTTAGATCGTCTTGCGCGTCCTGACGATATGATACGACTAGCGCGGCGGCAAGAAGGCATTGAGACGCTGATCTTTGCTGCGATTGCTGCTGTCGCCGCTGTAGCCGTTGTCGCTCTCACGCCCAAGCCGCAAATCCCGAACAATGCAGGCGCGAGCAAGGACTCGCCAAACAATAAATTTACTGGATCAACTAATTTATTTCGCCTGTATCAAGCAATCCCCGACGTGTACGGCACTTGCGTTTGCTATCCAGACTTGATTCAGCAATCGTTTTACGAGTACATAAACAATGTAAAATACATTACAGAGCTAATGCTGATCTCTCGCGGCACTGGCAACGTCGATAAGGTAAAGTCAGCAACATCACCATTTTCTGATATTAGCGGAGCAAGCTTTGAAGTGTTTAAGCCGACTTACTCAGCAGACCAATACCCAGAGGACGGTACAACGCTAGTTACAAGTATCATCGAATCATTTGCAACTCCGAACGTGGACGGTCAGACGCTAAAACCTGCCGCCATACCACCAACAATAACGGGTAATGCTCCTTCATATTTCTCAAGCGGCACTCTAACTATAAACGTGACCGCCGACTTTTCAGACTTAACTAGCGTAATCGGGGTTTCTCTTGGAGTTTACCTTGATCTGACTTACCAATACGCCACTCCGGACGGCGTAGTTACCGAAGTTTTTAGGGACGAAGTAACGCTTGTGTCGTTCAACAGCACTCAAATTATCATGTCAGGTGTTGGGCTTGTTAGTACGTTCCTTCAAGGATCTAGCTATAGGTTTTCAGTTCGTCGAGCAGCCCCCGACACATACACAAGTACATCGTTCACTATTCCAACTCCAGCGCCAAGTATTCAATATAACTTTGCCATGCTGCGCGGATTGCGCGGCGATGATGGCGGCGCTACCGTGACGGTTCGCGTTAATTATGTTGGAGTGAATGATGACGGTAGCGAGATAGCAGGAAGCGCAGGAAGTGAAAACTTTTCATTCTCAGGCGATACGTTCGAGCAGCATTTTAGAACCACTTACGTAACACCTGCATACGGCTATGCGCGATACAAAACCAACATTACTCGCACAAATGTCACGGCCTCGCCTAAAGCAGATTACGATCAAATCAAGATTGAGTCGATTAACGGCATTCGCAATTACGGCGCAAAACAATTCCCATCGTCTACGATCATCCGCGTACGCACTCGCGCAACAGAGCAGGCGACAAGCGGGAACGAGCGCAAGTTTAACGTTGAGTTTACTCGCGCTGTGCGTGACTTTGACACAGCATCATGCACACCAAGCCGCAGCATGGCTCGCGCAATCATTCATCAGCATGTAGCCGTGGCTAAACGCTCAATCGATCAGCTTGACCTTGATTCGCTTCGAGCAATCAATGCGTCCTTGCCAGCCAATACGGCGCTACTAAACTTTGACTTTACCTTTGATGATAAGGACGTGTCATACGGCGAGCGAATCGCAACAATGGCGAATGCTGGGCGTTGTAGCGTATTCCGTGACGGGTCGCACTGGTCGTTCGTTCGTGACGCTGTACGCGGCTCATATCCGGAAATGCAACTTGATTATCGAAACCTTGCGTCTGGCGGTAGCTCTACCATTTCAATGGATCGCATTACGCCAAACTCTTACGATGGTGTCGAGCTTGAATACGTCGATCCACTGCTAAATAAGAAAGCACTAATAAAGCTGCGCATCAATACTGATGGATCAATCGTTAACGGCACTTGCAGCAATCCGCTGAAAGTTCGTCTAGCTGGCTGTCGTGATATTGTGCAGGCGACAAACCGCGCAAGGCTAGAGGCTGGTCATTTGGTCTATTCGCGCGATGCGGTATCGGATGACGCATTGTCTGATGCGAACATGTTAGGCCGTGGCGCGTTAGTGCGATGGATTGATCCTAATGACTTCTACGGTGACGATGGGCTACAAGCTGGCGAGATTATTTCAATCAATGGCAACGTGGTTGAAACTAGCGAAGAATGCTTTTTCAAGGGCCAATCAGTCGGGCGCGTAGCATTCACTGCAAAAGATGGCGCAAGTTCGATGTTCGTTCGCTGCACGCCACGCACAGACGGCGTGTTCGGCTTTGTCGTTGACTCAGTGCCGAGCGCTGTCTATCTCAAGTCGGGCGCTCAGGGCGCGAGTAGCCGCTATGCGTTCGGCGTTGGTTTGACCGAAGAGGAAATTGCAAGCGCAGGGCTTTACACTGTCGTGACGAAAACACCTAAGCCGGATGGCACGGTTTCATTGCAGCTCAGAAAGTACGACAAGCGCGCCTATGCTTTTGACTAAATAACAACACGAACGATGTTATAATTGACAAGCAAATTAACCCAAAAAGGCATCAAATGACTACTCCAACAAATAA